CCCTTGCGATGCTCCACGATTGAGGACGCCATTCCGGTCAGTTGAGCGGCTTTATCAGTCAGGATGCCCACCGTTACGGCTAGTTTGTCAGGGCTAATCTTGGCAAGCTCCTCGGGATTATCAAACAGCTGTTGGGAACGCTCAAAGAGCAGATCCGTGTAATCCTGCGCCGCAATTGCGTATCTCATCGAGAACTCCTTGCGCTTTGTCTCCAGCGTATCGGTGTGACGCCATTGTAGCCCCCTGATCGTCTCTCTGCCGAGTCCTGTCTTCTTCTGGATGTCGGTTATCCTCGCGCCTTGTGCGGCCAGCCACAGGGCCATTGCAGCCTTGTTTGGGGCATAGTGTTCGACGCAGTTGCCCGGAGAGAGCTTCGCACGTTCTTTGACCTCAAGAAACCAAGCGGACTTGTCTTCTCGTTCGTCAACGTATTCCGCTTTTAGCTTCTCGTTTGGATCATCGGTCATTGCTTATTTCTCTTCCCGCTGCATTTGACGCGATGAAGCTCCATAAATCAAGGGTGAAATTGAATTCACTGGTTTTTTACCTTTAGAGATTGGTGGTATCTCCTTAACAAGCTCCCCATTGCGGTTCATCCGTGGAGGCTGCGGCATCAAGTTGTCTCGCAAGCTATAATACGAGTTTTGCCCGTAAGGAATAGCAACCTCGCCAGTCATTTGGATTTTGTCTCCAAGGCGGTCCCATGCAAATGTCCGGTAGATACCAGAAGTCTTGTTAAGATTCCTTTTGTCAAACAGAGGATTGGTTTTCTTTTGCGACTCAGTAAGAAGACCTTGAACGGAGTTGATGAAGTTCTTTCGCCTTTCCCAGTTTTTTGGGTCTTTGCTTTGGAAGTATGCGTCCGTAGTTTGATTCTTTGCGTGAAGCAGTGCTGAACTGTCAATATCATTTAATATGTCAGCGTATTTCATGTCGAGCTTTTTCGCAATACTGCTTTTTGTTGCTTTTGCGATATTCAACTTCAACTGAACCATGTCCATTCCGACAAGATAAAGACGACCATTTTTCAACTCCCAGTTAATTGGAACAACATTGTTTGATGTGATCCCCTCGACTTGGACTGATCGCCCTTGTAACTCTGGTTTGTTCGTAAGAAGATACGATACTGGAGTTCCCATAATTTCGTTAATTGCAACAACTTCGGAATAGTCGCCATCGGCAATAACTTTGGCTTCCTCAAGTTTTTTGGCTACATTGTCCGTCAAGTATCCAACCCCATTCCCGTTAGCGTCTGGATTAAGCACGTTATCTGGAAGCGGAGTTCCACCTTGGACGGCTTCCTCATTGGCCTTCCTGATTACTTCACCGCCCTTATAGTGCTTTGGATCTTGGGATGGAGCATCTTTAATGATCTGTGGCTTCTGAGCTTGTTTTGGAAGCCCAGCAGATTCACGATACATGTTGCGGATCATTGCCTTAACTTCTGGAAGCTCCTTCATGCCCTTGGCGAGTAACCCTGAACCATCCACCATACGACCAAGATTGTCAGTTGCTCCACCAAGCTTGAAGTGGAGGTTTTTCACGATTGGAGTCGCCGCCATCGTTGACTTGAACACGCTCTCAATGCTGCGCCTGAGAGGAGTTTTTTGTGAAGCCTTATACACGCTCCCTCCAAGAACATCCTCAAATAGTGTCTGTGCGCCGTTGTCGGTAAAATACTCAATCGCTGCGTCGTTAATGTCGATCTTTGGCAAACCTTGTGCGTCCAATCGTGAATTATACTCATCCCAAAATTGCTTGAACTCAGGATCAAGATTCCCATCCGTATCGCGGACAAGCCCCTTGCGCGTTTCGTCACCAAGCATTAGAGATGCCACAGCACCATCGCTTTGATGCTTGAACTGAATACCATGAAGAGCTTCGTGAGCAGCCGCAGCTTTCACAATACCTGCACGATCATTGTAGTTAATTGTTGCCTGCTTGTTTACTGGATCAAACTTGCTGTTCCCCTTTTCAACAAAGCTCCAAGAATCAAACATTCCGGGGTAAGCAGCATCAATAGAAGACGCGAATTGCTTAACGTCCCTGTATGGGACAGCCTCAAATTGTTGGAACGCTTCAGGACTGGCCTCCTTCACCTTGTTCCTAAAGTTGTAGAACTCGTTATTCTTTACTTGGTTCCAGTTATTTCGACTTCCAATCGCTCGGCCAAAAGATCCAAAGACAAAAGCTCCCGCTCCCGCACGTTCCATTGCGTTCTCGTCTAGCCCTTGCGAGTTGATCGCCTCATACATTGTCATCGCGGGAAGTGCTTGGGCAGTCCCCTTGGCCGCGCCAACAACCCCTCGCGTGATTGGAGTCGTGTAGTCCATCAACCCACCAAATGCCTTCGTCATGCGGCCAGCGTCTTCATTTGCGGCAACACGCCTCCAGAACGGAGAGCTATTCGTAAGCTGAAGCATCTCGTCACCAACAATGTTGGCAAAACCAGCAGCTTTTTTAAGCAAAGGTTCCGCTGCAAGAAGTCCGAGTCTGGCGGCACTTGCTGCCCCATATATTCCATATCCAGACCCGAGCGTGGCGGCACTGGCAGCATGAAGAAGATACGGGAGTCTTCCAATACCAAGTCCTCTTTCAAGTGCGCGTATCTTTTTGTTAACTTTTGCAACACCATTTCCAAGAACATCCGCCGCATCCCCGACTTTTTTTACTGCCCCGCTGGTCAGCTTCCGCCCAATCATGCTGGGAGCGTTAAGATCGTCAATTTTGGTTGATGCGCTTTGAACAACGCTTTCGTTTAGCTTGATCCCGTCATTTACCAATCCCAGCCTAGCTTGCGACTCGCCAATTGTTGCTGTCACCTCGTCAAGTTGAGACTTGGCCAAATCGGCAGCTTCTTTATTGCCAACAAGAAGAGCGTCATCCAATTGCTTCTGGAAAACCGAAGCACTGGCCGTCGCTTCGTCAATGTTCTTTCCTATTAGGGTTGCGGCTGTTCCAAGTTTAGTAAGATTTGTGTTTGCAGCACTGGCATTCTTAAGTGCCTCTGCCGTCTTCATTGTTTTTCCCAAGCTGAACAGCTTTCCTGCGCCAAACGTCGCTGCCGTGACAGCCATTCCTGGAACATCTGTAACCATCCCGCCAGTTGCATATGCCCCACGATCCACTTCCGCCATTTTCTTCGCTCCCTCAACAGGACCAAGTTGACGAGTGTAATCTTCCAATGCCTTCGCCCGCATCTCAACCGCTTGAGTCGTTGAAGTGATCGCGTCCCAGGTCTTCTCTGCTGTAACGTCCTCGTATAAAGCGTCTCGGGTATCCACGAGAAATTTCCCAGCTAAATTGTCAACTTCGATTTGCTCGTCAGTTGCCCCAAGTGCTTTGCGGGCTGGGTTGATGACATTCTTATCAAGAAATGTCCCAAGTTTCCCAGATGATGTGACCGCTGTTTCAGCAGCCCCCTCTCCTGCTTTCGCAAGAGCAGAAATTCTTTGCTCTTTGGTATATCCGCCCTTTGGACTCACTATTTCTCCAAGAGCGTCCATTATGCCGCCGCTCCTTATGGTTTCCTCTTGTTCTTCGGTGTAGCTTGGAGGAGAGATGGCAACTCCGATTGATTTACGCATCTCGTTAACACCCTTAAAGATATTCAAGATGGCGTTTCCTTCGTCTTCCGGCTTTTTATTAAGACCAGCCTTCTCACGAATCTGCCACAATGAAAACTTCTCCAGATTCTCTGGGTCGTCGAAATCAAGATTTGTCCCAGCATCCATCTTTGACGTGGGCAAAAGGTCTTCCGTTGGAGTCGTGAAGGCCACCCCCTTTGTCGCCATCGTTCCATCTTTATTGATGAATTGATTGTCAACAAGAGCTTTATATCGACGACCTTCAGGGGTCAGCGTTTTTTCGTCAGTTGCCAACCCGAGACTAATCATGTCTCCAATAGAAGAAATCGGCCTAGCACCTGCATCTCCAAATTTTGAAGATAGAAACTCATTGTTCCTCTTAATGATCTCCGCAGCTTTTACCGCCTTGTTTTCTTCTTCAGACATGCACTTATCTATTAGTATCCCCCCAAAAATGTTGCGTCTTCAGCCGCTTGATTAACTTCAGATTTCTCAGTGCCGCGATTATCAAGAAGGGATTCAGAAGATATGATCTCATCAACTGCTTCTTGAATTTCATATGGGTCTTTCTTGTTTTTTTGCAAATTGGAAACCGTTTTGGCGATCTTATTAGCTCGATTCGCGTATTTGATACGAAATTCAATAATCTTCTTGTTACCTTCTGTTGTCTTGCCCATATTGGGAGACAATACAGTCTTGAAATAATCCATTTCCCTGTCACTAATTGCGCCTTTAGTAAGAGCAATGTTCTTCATAGCTTCTGCTCCAACCATTGCTTGAAATTGCTCCTCGTTTGACACATCTTGTCCAAGAATCTTCCTTGCTTGCATCAATGTTTCTCGGCCAAATCCAGTTTTGACATTTGTATCTAAAAGGTTTATGATTTCTTTTAGCGGTTGAATATCAAGTGACGCAGTTGTTCCCACCTCTCTTAGCGATCCAAGAGACTCATCAAGTTTAAGTAGTCGTTGCGTTTGTAACTTTGATTCAGGGGACTCTATCACAGGTGATGGTTTTGGAGAACCAGTTTGAGAAGTAATCCGAACCATTCCTTGACCAACTGGAGTCGCCGTGACAGAAAGACCAGATGCTGTCCGCCTATTAGCTTCTTCTTGTGTTACAACTTCACCTTTCTGTTCATCTGTTTTTGCTGGCTTGAATCCAACGGGGCCTTTAGTGGGTATTGCCGAAAGGCCAGCGTCAACGGAAGCGGCTTGCTCGTTGGGAGTGCGTGCAGGCAGGACTCCCGTATCTACTGTGTATTGCCTACCTAGATATGAAACCGTAGTTCCGTCTGGGGAAGTCACCCCTTCATTTGCCGGAATAATTATTCCTTCGGTTGTTGGAATATCCATAGGAGTGGCGTCTCCAAGCGCACTTGTAATTCCGGCAGCTGGAGTTTGTTTTGCAACTTGAAGTGGTTCAAGCACTCCGGTTCGTGGATTAGTCCTCATTTGCACCGTTCCTCCGGGAACGTTAACATCAGTAATTGGTCCGGGCTTGTTTGCCTCAGCTTGCAACTCAGCTATTCTTGCTGCAACTCCTGCCTCGTATCGCGCTTTATCAATACCCATCTCATTGGCTTTCATCCCAAAACCTAAAGCATTGCTGATGGTGTTTGACGCTTCTTTAGCATAAGCGGCAGCTTCAACAGGAGATACGTTTGGATCGTTGATCTTGTCCAAATAAGGGGTCAGGCTTGATTCAACGTCAATGCCAAGGCTTTTGCCCATCTTAATTGCGCTCTCGATACCAGTAACAGTTGCCTTAATGCCAGCGTCCAGTTTTTTGCGCTCCTGCTTTTGCTCCCCATAACGCTCAATTCCTCCAGCGATCTGGCTTCCTAGGTTAGCCATGCTTTGCGCTTGGATATCAGCAGCGCGGGTAAATCCTGAGTAGTCCTGAACGAACAGGCGCGGGTCAACGGATGATCCTAGTAATGCCATAAATTTAGTCTTTCATGTAACTGAGTTTTTCTTGGTCAGCCCAAGGAACAAGAGATGAGATATTTTCAATAGTCATGTTAAGTTTTGGACAGTGAACAAACTTAGGAGATTCAGGATTACGATTGATGCATCGGGTGCATGCGTGAACATAATCAACATTATGGAGTTTGTCCACCTTCTCGCCCCAAATACCATATAGCTTTTCGTAACGGTCCGAATCGTATGGGACATTATTGCTTTCAATGTATTCCCAAATATCCGCATGAGTCCAGTCACGAAGCGGAAACATCATGGTCGCCTGTTCCATGAGAACCCTAGATTCAATTCTTGTTCCAGCGTCTCCTCCAAGGATAGGATCTGAATCGCAACCTTTGTGGCCAATCCACAAGCAGTCAAATGATGGCACTTCAAGATAATGCTGTTTGGGACGCTTCAGGATATCCAAAGCGCAAACAAATTTGCTGCTGTCTGTAGGTTCAGTGATTCCGGTTGGACATGTAAGGATTGTTGAATTTACCTTATAATGATTCTGGACCTCCCATTCATCTCCTTCTTGTTGGAAAGCAGACTGATATGGATGCCATGAGTAAACAAGTAACTCCCAGTCTTGGGTGATCTTATCGTGGAACTTGTATTTCGATGGTTGCCACGGTTCACGGAAAAATACCAATGGCAATTCGATTCCCATACCACGCATGATATGCAACAATACCATGCTGTCTTTGCCCCCTGACCAACAGATCATCCCTTTCGGAAAGTTCTTTGCGCCAGATGCAATTAGCTCTTTGGTTTTTTCAAGTTTCGTCATTAAATGAGTGCTGCTCCTACTGCTCCTCCGACTTGACCAACTGCTCCAAACAACCCGGATGAGTATGACGCTTGTGCTTGAGCGTTAGCAGCTTGAGCTTGAAGCTGATTCTGTCTTTCGGCTGCGCCAAGATTAAGTCCCGTGTCTGGGTTAATCAAGCCCGGAGTTCCCCGTCCAATTTGCCCCATGCCCATTCCGAGCATTTGTTGCCCAGATTGATACGAGAGTGGTTGTTGACTCAGCAGAGCAAGCCCCGGCTGCGTGTAGAATCCTTGAGCAGCGTTATATGACTGATTGGCAGCTTGAGCGGCTTCTGCGCGTTTGCGGGCCATAACATCTTCACGGCCCATCGCTTCGCTGACAATGCCAAGGTTGCCCCCAAGTCGTCCAGACGCTTGAAATCCTTCACGGACCTGCTGTTCGTAACCACGACGTTCTTGTGGACTCACTCCTTGCGCCGATGCTCTTGCTCGTTCTGCCTCAGTAGCAAATCCCTGAACCGCCGCAGCTTGTTCTGGGGACAATCCTTGCATAACACCACGGGTAAGCGGTGCTTGGCCAGCCATTTGTCCTAACTCTCCTTCACGCGCTGCTCCAAGTTGCTGTCCTGCTTCTTGCGATGCCATCCGGCTAAGTCCAAATAAGCCTTCTTGACCGCCTACGCCACCTAAAAAGCTAGAAATGTCTCCAAGGTTAAGCCCTTGGAACTCTGGACGGAATTGCTTTTCAAATCCAAGGACTTGCGGTAGAGACTGACCATAAGCAGAAACAAATTTGTTAATATCTTTTGCGTAATCAGCCTTTGGAGCCTTTACCTTATCAGGAGAACTTCCCATATTCTTGTATTATTTAAGTTTTGAGTAAAATTGTTGCATGTTGTGAATCCTCACGCGAGGTGAATTCTTAAATTCACGCTGGAATGAGATGTATTCAAAGTCATCGCGGAACTTTCTAAGAGACTTCCGCATGTCACCAACGCACATTGTGACAAATAGTGTGTTGGAATGGTGAACTTCACATGCTTGAGTAGGAGTTCCTTCTCGCGAGTAGAAACATAAAGCGAAGCATTCAGCGTCAGAAATGACAACACCAAAGCATAAGTGCCAATACAAAAGTTTGTGAAAGTCTTCGCCATATATTTTTATTGCTTCTCCTAAGTGCTGGTTCATGCAAGCGTTCCGAATACAACGAAGTCAACGGCTCGATTGGCTGATTCAGGTATATGAAGAACTTTAAATCCAGTCGTCGTTTTTGCGTAAACAATTGGATTACTGTCAACGCCAACTCCAGTTGACCCTGAATTAGTTGTCTGACACAATACAGTATATTCAGCACTTAACATCGCAGAGGTGAACGTAATTGTGGTGTTTGTTGAATCAATTCTCGTTACTGACGTATTGTATGAACCAGAAAGTGTTCTCGCGGTTGTTGCGGTAGTAAAACTACCATAAGCCTTTGCGGCTGGAGGAGATTGCTTCACATTGTCTGCCGTAACTAGCTTTGATGCCGTTTCAGCTTTTACTTCAGCTACCGTGCCAACTGCCGCTGCAGCAATCTTTGCAAACGTAACTACACCAGCATCAATAGTGGCAATTCCACTGGCTACGGTAAAGTCACCAAAGTCAGAATCGGAAAGTTTGGCTGGAGTGACATTTGCATCTAGAATCGCCGTTGTGGTAACTGCATTTGCAGCCAACTCGTTGGAGGTGATTCCACCAGCCTTAACAAACAATTTCCCGGCAGTGACAGCAAGAGTAGTTCCAATAATAGCAGTAGACGTAACCGTGCTTTGATCGAGGATGTTGTTCATCCTTGTGCTAGTGATTACGTCAGTAGCCGTGAAGGTGTAAGTAGTATCAATTGCGCCCATACTTTATCTTTGTGAAATGATTTGTCTGTTGGTGACAGAACCAGCCACCTTGATAGAATTGATCTTTGGTGATCCTACGGTCCTTGTCAAGATCATTGTTCCGGTAAAGCCCCTGATACCACCTAGCCTGCACCGGATACTTGCTGTTTCCGCTTCAGTAGCCGTGCTAGGGGTAAGCAATCCACCAAGCAAAGTAGTAGTTGTGCCTATGGTTTGAGCGTCATCTGGATCTTCAGCGGCAAATGCAATGTTGTATTCCGAGTTCTGGCCCGGAAGGGACTGAATGTTGATCTGAGCGTCGGTAAACCGCTTGCGCTCCATCGTATTAAGGTCATATCCCCTAGTTGTAAGAGAGGCATTGATCGTCGGAGACACAACAGCCGCAGAGTTATCCACGTTTAACGTGTCATTGGAGCTTTCAGACGCTTCGATTTGATGCAATCCACCATTAGAGGTTACAGCATAGATGTTGTTCCTCTCGCTTGCGCTGCCAATCACGAAGTCTTTAATCAAGAATCGAGAATCACCAAAGGTATCCAGTGATTCCCACCCTTTATTAAGGAAGTTATACACCAAGATCGCGTTGTTCCCGTAAGAATCACCAGCCCCCGGCACAGAATCAAGTGGGACGGCAAGGTAATACCTATTCTCAAACAAGATCCCTACTGCCCTGTCTGAGTAATCAGCGTTGATCCTGTCAATGTATGGCTGGATGTTCTTAGACAGCGGCTCCTCAGTGCCTCGCAGGTTGTAGTCATTGAGGAATTCAACCCCATACACACCATCGTCAGACAAGAACAGCATGGCATTGCCGCGCATCACCACGGACTTGCGGGCTAGGCAACCAATCTCAGAGGTGAGTTCCTTGACGGTAACGTCCAGAAGGCTTCCAAGCGTCCCTTTAACGAGATGAAGGCTGTTCCTATTCAAGACAACCAATCCATCGTCATAAAACCCGTGCATCCCCACCACATAGTCAGCAGTTCCACCACTGACACGGAATTGATTCTCAATTTGGTCGAACGTAGTAGTATCTAGAATGTCCGATACGGCTATTTCATCGGTGATCTTTCGACTTGTGTATGTTGGCGTGTCAAATGTTCCTGCCTGATCGTAGTAAAACGGAACCCACAATCTACGTTGGAAGTGAATGCCCCAAGGTGCGCCGGGTTGGTGCATGAACCCTCCTCCTACGCTGAATCTTCCTCCGAACTCGATCTGCCCAGTGGAACCAACTCCAGTTAAATTCGCAACAGGAGCAAAAAACTTAATATTTGTTGTAGTTGCCGAAGATACTTGGAATTCTTTTCCTACAAGAGCGGTGAATTCTGGAATTGTTGTTTCATAAACCACAATGATGTCTCCGGCAGCAATGGTGACATTTCCGGCAACATCCAATGATACTTCCCCATTAAGAGAATCAACTTGCGTCCCAGATGAATTAAACACCTGTGGCTGGGTGTAAGCCCCACCCGGAGACAAAGTAAATCCGTCAGTGGCGGTAGCAGCCGTGGCAACAAATGTTGTGCTTGTCGAAATGCTTGCAGCTAGGAACGTAAATGTGTCTTGACCCGTCACGGTAGCAACTACATACGTCCCGTTTGGAGGAGTTCCACCAGTAAGTCCAGCGATTGTGATTGATGTTCCAACTACCAACCCATGTTCGCGGACATTTACCGTTACCACGGTATTTGGACTAGCCGTTCCATTGGAGCTTGCCGAAATAATTGGCCGTCCATTTGGATACCACTCCAAGGCTTGTTGCCCATCACGGAACAACATCACCTTGTCGAACAACTGGATCATGTCAGTGTCGCTACCAAGGGCTTCTCCAGCAGGATACGGAATGTCAGTAATCGCATACCCATCCAAGTCGATCTTCTTAGCAACGGTATCCAGTGCAATAATCACATACTCCTTGTTGCTGTCGTTTGGATCGCTGAATAGGCAGGAAGCCCTGACATTGGCGTTGGCATTGTCATTGATTGGAACCTGAGACAACGTGCCAGCACCAGAAACAGCGGTCGTTGCAGCCGTGACCGGGAACGTCATGGTTGTTGCTGATGCGTAAGTTAAAAGCCTGAGTCCATTAGGATCAGTCCCGGTAAAAGTTAATCCAGCAATTAGCCCGTAGCCAACCGTCCCAATGGCAAATCCATGCCCAGCAGTGACTGTGATCGTTACCACGTTGGTAGCAAGGGAGGACGACGCAATTGTCTTTGAGGTGGACGTAATAACCTCAGAGATTGGCTCGACGGCAGAAACCGTGTATGATCCAGATCCACTGGCAAGGGCATATGTAATCGTTGAGGCTGAAGCCGTCACCGCAGTGAACACTCCATTAGGATCGCCTCCAGCCGTGTAGCCAATCCCAGCAATGTTAAGCGTTGCCCCCGGAGCTAGCCCATGAGCAGAACCAGTCGTCAACGTAACTACTCCAGCGGTAACCGAAGCTGCTGTAATCAAAACGCTTGTCCCTGTCAGTAGGAAGGGCAACTGCAGTGGAGAACCTCCCGTAGTCAACGCACCAGTCCTACTCACCACGTTCTTCCGTGGCTTCCAGTATCCCTCCATGCGCCCATTCAACGACTCCCTCACCTCTCCCTCTTGGAGTTGGTTAAGCTGAAGCCTTTGGTTCACGCGATCAAACCCACGATCAGCAACCTCGCCAACCGCAGAATCCATCGCGCCACCACTCTGGGCAAACTGGGACATTAGGCGTAGTAAACGATCACCACACCGGATGTCAGAATCACTTGGCTGAAGTTGCCACCGATACCCAACCCAGCAGGAAGGGTGATCGCCTGCAGCCTAGACGCTCCAGAAACATTGCCAGAGGCACTAGCCACGGTCGCCAACACAGCATCATTTACCACTTGAATCCAACGGATGTTTCCAGTGTATGTAGTTGCAGCAGACGAAAGCACAATGCTTCCATTTTGGCCTTGCAGATCATAGGATACGGGACTAGACATAATATATTAAAGTGTCACCAACGCAACACGCATTGGCTCAAACGCAAACTACCACATATCAATAACCTGTCAAGCATATTCACAACGTGTGATACCATACACATAAATGGACGCTTTATGTCATATCCTGCACACCATAGCACATGGCCCCCTTTAGCCATTTTTTAAAAACGGAGGCTGTCCCCATACGCAAAGCCCCGGTAGAGCGTTTTTCCTTTGGCAAGTATACCGCTCCCGCTTTTCAGCCGCCCACTGGATGCGATCCCCCCCGCCCCCCTATTGTACATGGCTTGCATTAGCACATGACTTGTGAATGAAACGCCTGTTTAAATCTATCGTTTGATTGAAGTGACCGCCTGCCATTCCAATCCTTAGCGCATCGCTAATGTATCGCCTGCCAATGTTAAACACTCGTTTGAATCACTTGCTTGCCTAGCTTATCGTGCCTTGCTTGCACCTGCCTATTCGTTGCGTCTGCGTATTCCTGTGCCAAGTGACCTGATAGAGAGGTGATAGATCAAAATCGCTCTGAATCGTTCGCCCTTGCCATAGTCCCATATTCACGCTCGACGCGCCACAGGCCATCCTCGAGGCATTCCCGTTTCAGGTGCTTTACCACGTCCAAATCTAACCGAGCTTGACACGTTTTCGAATGTCTGAGTATAATCCATCTGGAAGAGGGAAAGAGAAGAGCGTTTCCTTCCACGTGAATATCGTACGTGAGTGAGCCTGCGAGCGAGCGGAACAGCACAGACCCTACTAATATCAGCGCATGCTCATACTGTGGAGCGACCAGTGGAACAGTTACAGGCATGACCCTATTAATGGCAGCGAATGCTCCCATTAATATCTATGCGCGTTAAGAATATCTTATGGCAAGGGGAATGGATTTTGGCGTCCTCTGCTTCATTTTGGGGCTTCCGCTTCATTCAGCGTCTATCCTTCATTCAGCGGCCCATCCTCATTTTGCGGCTTCGCCTTGCTTGCTCTTCCTTCCTTCCTCCTTCATTACGACAACAGTCCCATAAGCTAGCTACCTTGAGCCGTCGAGCTTGGAGTCTTGAGGGTGTTGCGCCGCTGCCAATGTAACTAGGGAGCCGCGTTATTTGCCCTGCGATCTGACTCGTTTGCTGGTGCTTGTGGCTTTTATTGTCCTTGTGAATCCCTTGTACTTGCTGGGTTCGTGGCTTGGGTTGAAACTATTTTCACTTTTTGTGAATATTTTCTTGTCAAATGGAATTCGGGGGGCTAGGTTCTTCTCAGTTGCACGACGCAACGCTCCACACCACACCATACCACGATGAAAACAAACGAAGAAATAATGTCCGACATTGAATCGACGATAAACCCATTTAGCTCACTTGGTTTGCAAATTGGAACGCTTTCGACCCGTCTTAACTATTCGAATAATCTGCTAGACTCTGTGTTTGCCAAGTATTTAGAACTATTAAAGAGCACTGGAAACGATTTAGGTGCTGAACATACCGAAAGGGTGTGGGACCAATCGAAATCGTTACGCTAAAACAATCCAAAGCGGGTCCAATCCCCGCTTAACCCACACACACAACATATATGCAATCACTCTTCATCATTCCCGCTGTCTTCTTCGTGGCACTCGTCGCAATCTTTGGCATTCGCCAAGCTCCCGGCATTTTCCTTGGCATTTCCGCCGCTTGTGCCGTGATTTACGCAACCGCCGCCATCATCCACGCTTGAACCTTATGAACGATAAGCCAATCAATACATGCCCATGTTGCGCCGAGGTTAAGCCTCTGTGCCTCCTCAAGACCGCAGACGGGCGGGAATGGTTCAACGCCGCTTGCAAGCCTTGTTCAATGGCAATGGACGAACTGGACCGCTGGACGTTCTTCCCGTATCTCAAATAATCCAAAAATAATCTTGCTTGCTGGCATTTAGTCGCCATTCTGTTCACATATCCAAGCGCGGCCCGCGATGCAGGGCGAACAAATCAAAACAAATCAAACTATGAAAACAACATTAAGCACATCAGATATCGCCCGCGCCCTTCACAGAGACGACAACGCCGCTTGGTCATGGAACGGGGCGAAAGCCTTGGCCGAATACTTGGAACAGCTTGAGGAGGACACAGGCGAGGAAATGGAATTTGACGCCGTCGCCATTCGCTGCGACTTCTCAGAATACGGGAGCCTTGAGGCATGGGCGAGCGACTATTTCAGGAACCAAGCAGACGCCGTCGACCAGCTTGGATTGACGCTTGGCATGGATGGTTCAATTGACGAGGAAAGCGACGAAATCGACGACAATATCCGTTCATATATCCGAGACAAGGGGACGCTAATTGAATTTGACGGTGGGGTCATCGTTTCGAGCTTCTAAATTCAACCCCGGCGAGGTCCGATCCCTCGCCAATATTTCAAACATCATGAGGATCAAAATAACGCCAGACGTGAAGAAAACGGCATTTAATGCCACTTATCAGGGGACCGAGGAAGATCACGGGAAAAAATACAAGTGGAAATTTTACCGCCATCCCAAGCACGGGTGGATGCTCGAAGACTATGAGGGATATGAACGGCCACTTGAAAAGACATGGATTGACTCCCTGCCAGTGATTCAGCGCATCCTTTCAAATCATGACATGTCTTGTCCGCTGTCTTGAATTCCGAAACTCCTGCGGGAGTCTGGCGGTCAATCCGTCACTGATGAGGAAAACAAAACAAATAAAACAATGACACACACACACACACCAGGACCTTGGGAGCTTGAACATTGCCGAAATGAGGACGGATCAAAATTTATCACTATAAACGGCCAAGGACCGCACGGCGCATGGCTTGCGGACATCCAAGCCGGGGACGTCAACGGGAAGCCCGCAGACGTCACGGAAAAGCATCTTGCAAACGCCCGCCTGATTGCCGCCGCGCCGGAGTTGCTGGATGCTTTGGAAATGCTCATGCCACAGGAGCCGCAAGAAGCAGACAGCTACGACCGCGCAATGTGGGAGGCTGCACGCGCCGCAATCGCAAAGGCAACGGGAAAGGGGGCAGCATGAATTGGCCTTGCACCCGATGCGGTTCCCGCAACTGGCCCGACCCTGACAGTTCCTGCCCATTGTGCCGAGATGATCGGGAGGAACCCGCTGAAGCCCTTGGCGACCCTCTGGAGGCTCAAGGACAGGCCGTCAAGAGATTTGCCCGTGATGGTTGCGGGCTTCTCTCTTCGCTTAGGTGGTGGCGATCCATTGACGAGCAAACGGACAAGGAGCAAACGCCGGAAACGATGGCCGAAAGGCTGGCTTGGCTACATGGCGAGGCTTGCCGGGACGCATGGGAGGATATGGAACAGTCCCCGTCAAGTTTTGCATGGAATGACGTTTGCGCCATTGCAGGATTTGACCTTTGCAAGCATTACAGAAAAACGAACCAATAGAAAACGAACAAAATGAGAATACACAAAAGCGACAGCGTTAACCAATACGGGCAGGGAGACTCAACCGTCTGCGTGACCCGTGCAGCATGGCGAAGGGAGCACGGCGTTACGAAAAAGGACGTTACCCTGTTTGTCGGCGCAGCATACGGTGAAGTGAGCCGCAAATTTGCCGCTGGCATCCTGCGTCAATATCGGCGAACCGATAAGGAAATAAGAAACCTAGAGAACAGGGGGACGAAATGATCGTGGATTTCGACTTGCTAGTAAGGGAAACTGCGGGCGTTTTCGGGGTTTCAGCCGAGGACATTCTAGGTCCGAAACGGACGAAACTTGCATCATTGGCCCGTCATGTCGTCATGGCCTGTTGGGCGGATCATCACCCTTACCAAGACGCGGCGAACCGCTGCAATCGCACCTGCCACTCAACGGTTATTTGGGCGCGGCAACGGGTCTTGAACGAAGCCGAAATGGATGTTTCCTTCGCGGTCATGCTCAACGCCATTTCCCGCCGCTGCCAATACGGGGCGGAACCCGAAGAAAAAGAAAAAGAAATTGAAATTTACGCTTGAGTCCGGCTTGGACCCGGCTAAAACGATCACGCATTCAGCAACAAACCAAAACGATGACAACAACAACGAAAACAAACGAAGCGATTGTGGCGCAAGAACCGCAAAACATGGCATTGGCACAGGTCAGCGCGGAGACTCAGGCCTTTGAACTGATTCAACGGCAAGCAATGATGCTTTCCAAGTCAACGCTGGTCCCAAAGGACTTTGCCGGGAACGTAGCAAACTGTGCAATCGCCTTGAACGTAGCGAAACGGACGCGCCTTGATCCATTGATGGTCACGCAAAACCTCGCAATCATTCATGGACGCCCATCATGGAGCGCAACAGCACTCATTGGCATGATTAACGCATCCGGGAAGTTTTCCCCACTCCGCTTTGTGATGGACGATGACGATGCGCCCTCATCCTGCTACGCCGTAGCAAAAGACAAGGACAGCGGCGAGGAACTCAAGGGAGAGAAAATCACCCTTGAAATGGCGAAGAAGGAAGGCTGGTCAACAAAGAACGGGAGCAAATGGCTCACGATGCCGGGGCAAATGCTCCGATACCGTGCAGCGAGCTTCTGGAGCCGTGCATACGCTTCTGACATGTCGCTTGGAATGTACACGCAAGACGAAGTCCGGGACTTCGCTGAACCTCCGCGCAACGTCACGCCCGCAAAGGTCAACCCGTTCATCGAGGAACCAGCCGAAACGCAGGAAATCGAGGCGGAAATCGTGGAACCCGTCGAAGTCGAAGTTGTTCCCGAAACAAAGAAACAACCAGTAAAGGCCCACGTTGACAAGATCGCGCAAGCATTTGAAGCAATGGCGAAGGAGGTGGAGCCATGAGCCTGTTTGACGATGTCCCGCTACCTGTCGGCACTGTTTACTACGATAAGGCAGTTGATGAGTTCGACGCTAAAGAGCAAAAATACCTGATATCTTGCTCAGGGAACGCCTTCAAACATTACCCAAGATGGTTGTCCCGCGAACTCGTTGAACGCCAGCATGGGCAATCCCTGATGAGCGGAGTTGAAGCGCGGCAGGCATCTCCCGGAAATTCTTACAACACTAGATTTTTCAGGTCTAAAGCCTGAACTAAAACAACAAACGAAAAAAACAAAAATGAAACGATCAGAAACAACAAAAGAAAAGTGGGAAGACGCAGTTTTTGCGGCTGAATCAAAAGAAATCTCGGAATGGGTTGATTCCTTGCGAGAGATGGATTGCAACGATATCAGGATTACGTCACGCGATAACTATGGTTTATGCACAACGATCATAAGCGGTTCCTCATGCGGAGATGCTTATGTTATAACGAGAAATCTTGCCGTTGATGAATTGTCCGAGTCCGTTAGCTTTTTTCTTTTTTCAGACGAAGTGACTAAAGCCATTTCAGATATTTACATTTCAAGCAAAACAAAATGAGAGTTACACACACACCGTTCAAGACAAGAACCCGCGCCATTGGCAGCGACCTTGAGATGACGCTGGCACTTGTCGGCGCACTCAAGAACCAAAACAAAAGCGCATTCAGCAAATTAGGCAAGATCGCCACGACCCTCGCAAAGCTACTGAAATGAAAATCGAACAAGGACTAGGCAAAACGTATTACGAGCGGTCAGCGACCCCTTCAGACCCCAAAGCGGGGCCAGTGTCAAAGTCGCTGCTCTGGGATTTCAACAAGTCTCCTTTCAAGTGGCGTCACAGCAAGCCAAGGGAAGCATCGAAGGCAATGGATCTAGGGACACTCATTCATGCTGCGACTCTGGAGCCGGAGACGGTAGAGCAAATCATTGCCATCTCTCCCTACGCAGACTTCCGCACAAAGGAGGCCCGCGAGTGGAAAGCCGCACAGGCTGAATCCGGCAAGATCATCACGTCACGAGACGAAATCGACAAGGCACTCTCAATCGCGGAGATTGTCACTGATGACTACCTAGCCAGTTTCAACGCTAAATACCAAACCGAGGTTGCTGTTTTCGGCAAGATCGGGGCAACGGAAATCAAAGGACTTATCGACATTGTCCCTGATGGCTTGGATTGTCTGATGGATCTCAAGACTACTGGGGACATTGGGAGCCTTGAAGCCATCCAGCGGACCATCGTTAACCGGGGCTATCACTGGCAAGCCGCACTTTATTTAGACCTCTGGAACGCCGCAGCAAGCGAGAAGCGGACACGGTTTGTCTTCTGCTTCGTCGAGGTCGATTCCCCGCATGAAACCGCATGGGTAGAATTATCTGAGAATTTGCTTGATCTTGGTCGGGCTGGATATATGAACGCCCTAGCCAAGTGGCAAACCTGCGTTGCAACGAACCACTGGCCGAAACAAATCGAAGGAATCATCACAATCGAAACACCGAAATATATTACACAATGAAACAAACAATTGATATCAGCATTGACGTTAGCAAGATCGACAAGACGGCTCTTTATGAGTCGCCCAAAACAGGAAAGAAATACCTCAGCATGTCGCTGCTCATCCGCGAGGAGAAAGACAAATACGGTAACGATGGCTTCATCGTCCAGAAGATCAGCCAAGCACGGAAAGCGGCTGGAGAACGTGGACCGATCCTCGGCAACGGCAAAATCATGGACTGGGATGCACCAAAGCAAAGCCAGCACGGCGAAGCGAAGGCTAACGGGTATGCCCCACAAGCTCAGGACGATGACGATTCGGATTGTATCCCTTTTTGATGTTAGATCAACAAATCACACGAAATGGAAATTGAACTCCTTACGCCAGTTGACGCGCACAAAAGCGGATACCTATCGCTGACCCGCCCATACGATCAAGCTAAGCCCCATGAGGTCGAATGGATGAAGACCGTCCTCCGCGACCTCACTGGGTGCAACGCCGTCCTTGTCGAAGTCACCGGGGGATACGAAGTGGCTCGTCACAAATCAGAACTCATACTCGCAGAATCACGATGAGCGACTTCTTCCCAGAAATGAACGGAAACCTATCCCCACGGCTCAAGTGGCAAGAGCTAAAGCGAATCAAAACGCTTCGTCGGGAAGATGGGAAATGGGTGGCATTCAAGTCTGAGACGAGCCATAGCTTCACCGACGAGGTGGAACTGGACGCCGTTATCGGACTCGCCAAGAAGCTAAAACTGAAATTGTGGAACCAATAGAAAACCAAATGAATGAGTTGGCTTTATTCGCAGGTGCTGGTGGAGGAATTCTTGGAGGAAAGCTCCTTGGATGGAGAACAATATGTGCCGTTGAGTGGGAACCATATCCAGCAAGCGTATTGCTCGCCAGACAAAATGATGGCTTTCTCCCGGCTTTCCCGATTTGGGATGACGTTCAAACCTTTGACGGAAAACCTTGGAAAGGGCTTGTTGATGTGGTATCTGGAGGATTTCCATGCCAAGACATTAGTCCAGCCGGACGAGGAGCCGGAATCGAAGGAGAAAGAAGCTCGATGTGGAAGCATATGGCGCGAATCATTAAAGAAGTCCAACCACTTTATGCATTCATTGAAAATTCCCCTATGCTCCGCACTAGAGGACTCGGTGTTGTTCTCCAGGACCTTGCCAAGATGGGGTATAATGCAAGATGGGGAGTTATTTCCGCATCATCAGTTGGAGCAAACCACAAAAGAGACAGGATGTGGATTGCTGCTACCAACCCCAACTTGCCACAACGCGAAAGAAGGGAATTATCCAGCAGAAATGAACAGAAATACCCCTCTTCTGGCGACTCACATTGGTGGAAAGATTCATCCAGAATTCACAGAATGGATGATGGGGTGGCCGCTAGGGTGGACAGACTTAAAGCCATTGGAAACGGACAAGTCCCCTTGTGCGCGGCAACAGCATGGAAATTGCTAACTCAAGAATCATGAAATACCAAACCACAATCGGCATTGATGCCGGAACCAACGGAGGAATTGCATGGATCACGGACGGGGAACCCTGCGTCGAGAAGATGCCGGGTATTAAGGAAGAAAATAAGACTTGGTTTCCTCGTCAAACGCCAGATGACCGTTTTCCAATAGCCCTTTTACACAAGAAAGAAGCGTCCCGTGTGCAAGAAGGTGAACTGTTCCGTTTTGACAAAGTGAAAGGTTTTTCTGGTCGTTATTATGAGCATCACAATCAATATGATGAACAACCTCTTCATCATAAAGAATTCTACCAATCTTCTTTTCCATCACCAACCTATGTTCATAAACCCTTCCTTTTCTCGCGTTTGGGTGATCTGGCTTCCATAACTTTAGCGCGGTTTTTCCATTCGATCTCTTTTTTTCCGTCACTGTTTTCCATGCGTGATGGTTCTGACCTGATCGTGATTCAACCCAACATTTCTTGCCGCACGTTGATTTCCCACCAGCACGGGAGATTTGGCAAATTGGCAAAAGAACTTGATTGCCGCACTGGCAACACGGCGTGTGCCTCCAGTAAAACCTTTGCCCCTTCGGGTTACCCTTGGTTATTTTTCTTTCATAAAAACGGCCACCACCCATCGGGTAAATGGTTTTCCCTTTATGAAGGAAAGATTCCAGCTGATTGTCTTCTTTGAAGTGTGCTGCCATACGTCGAAAGTAAACTATAAAACAAAATAAGTCAAAAGAAATGAGCATTCATATTGGAATTGATCCGGGAATAAACGGTGGGATTGCAATCCTTGGAATTAAAGGCTACGCACAAGCATACAAAATGCCATCTACAAGCAGGGATCTATGGGAGCTGATCCAAGAAATTAAAATGGCGGCAGATTTTGAAAACCATCAGATTTCAGCGACCCTTGAATCAGTATCGTCCAGTCCACAGATGGGCGTTAAATCCGCTTTCACGTTTGGCAATGGCTTTGGGCATCTTGAGATGGCACTCACGGCAGCAGGAATCCCCTTTGAACGTGTCAGGCCGCAAGTCTGGCAGAAAGCAATGGGATGCATGACAAGAGGTGACAAAAACGTCAGCAAACGTCGAGCGCAAGAACTATTCCCAAGCATCAAGGTCACGCACGCAATCGCAGACGCACTACTAATCGCCTCATACGGGGCAAAACAGCCATGAGACAAATCAACCCAACCGGATTCGCATACAAGGAAGCTGAAACTCGTCTTAGCGGGCGGGAATACGCACAGGCACTTGATCGCAAAAAACAAAAGGAGATCGACTCTTGGGCGGCTGAAGCGCATACTGTCATGGAGCTTGTAGGTGGCGAACCAACTGGACTTATTAAAGAGATGCTTGGGACGGCTATGTTCGACCAGAACGCAAACTCACTGGCTATCTATTTGCAAGAAATGGGCAACTGGAATGCTATTGGGGGAGAGCCGAAACCAAGGCTGCGCGAATTTGTAACCCCAAGCAAATTCAAAAGCCTTGTTTACAGGGAGAAGAAACAAAACAAAACAAAACAAACAAAATGACACCAATAGACAGAAATCCAGATATCCTCTTCAACGATGAGGAACCATACACGGCCCAGATTCCAAGGGGATACAAGGTCATCGAGGGGAAGAACCTAATGCACACAGCGAGGTCAGCAAAGATCCCGTTCGGCGTTGCCAGCATTATCAACAAGGTGACTCACAACTCAAGGCCGCAAACCGTTGGGCTTGTGATCCGAGACGCTGACATTGAACGATTCGATGCAGCAATTAAAAAGAAGCTCGCAAGGAAACTAGCCGAAAGCAAATCATGAGCGCAATAAGCATTGTAACACTGTTGCTGATATGGATCTTTGTAGGATTGATCCTCGCTGCCCTATGGCATGCAATCGTCAGCGGAAACAACGATAACTATCCAAAACCATGATGAACGAAGAAATCAAAATCAAAGGCCATTACGGCACACACACTGTAACAGCGATCAAAGTCTTGGATGGAGTTTATCGTCTGGCGTTAGTTAACAACTCTTGCAGATTCGGAGGGTTCGCGGACGGAATCTCAGAGGGCTTGAGCTTTATCGACCCTTCCGGTGGACCGTTCATCGCTCATGGGTCACTTGCTAGCCAGTATCACGCCGACCTTCCAAACCTGAAGATCAAGAAGCTGGAGAGCCGAATGGACTTCGGTTTGACGATGCACCTTGAGTCCATTGACGATGATCTCGATGAGCCGTTGGGCGTAGCCTGTAATCTAGGCGATCCCGAATGCGAAAGCTGCCAATAAAATCATGAGCGGACTAGATGGCCTCGGGTGGCCTAACCCCGAAGATGAACCGAAACCAAAGGAAACCATGAACTCGCAACTCGAAATTAAACTCGCGCCTACACCAGAAACAGACGCTATGGAATACTTCGACGCAATGTGCGATCCAGATCGGGTCGTTGAAGCAGACTTCGCACGAAAGCTGGAACGCGAGCGGGATGTCGCTCAAAAAGCAATGGGAGATGCGCGTGACATTCTGCTCGATGCGATGCCCGATGCCAATGCCCCGACGAAAATACTCGCAGAGATGATTGTGGCAGAGCGGGATATTCTAAAAGAGCACATTAGCATCATGGATATTTCTCACAAAACAGCTAACGATGAGTATTTCAAACTTGCTGCGGAGAATGAGAAGCTCGAACGCGAACGCAATGAATGGAAGGCAAAATACATCCAGCAAAACAAGGACCTCGGCTGCGAGCAGATGGACCCCAACGGGACTATTTGGGACTACGCTAAAAAAGTGCAACACGAACTAACCGTAGTCACCAAGCAGCGGGACCAACTTGAGGGGAAGCTATGCTTTGAATTGGGCGGGCATCCAGACAGCAAACTGTGGGGAGAAACCGGACTGATCGCAGCTACCATGCGGTGCGTGGATGCGATTGATGAAGTTACCGAGCAACGGGACGATGCGCGGGAGCAACTCCGAAAAGCTCAGGTCGAGAACGACCACAACTGGCAAGCAATTGAGATGTATGAGGCAGAACGCGCACTCGCGGATCGGCTGGCACTGGCACTAAAGATGACGAGATGGGACAGTCCTGTTACATGCAAAAAAGCTTTAGCCGCATGGAAGGAGGTTCGCAGTGAGTCCTGAACAACAAAGAATCGCCATCGCCGAAGCCTGCGGGTGGAGTGAATTCGAGTGGGCTGTGCTCCTGTTCGGGACTTATACCAAAGGTGATAAATACTGGAAAGATAAGGAAGTCCCAGACTACCTCAACGACCTCAACGCGATGCACGAAGCGGAGAAAATATTAGATGCTAATCAGTGGGATTCATACCGCAAAAACCTAGCCCGTGAGTGGACGACTAATGATGATGATGGAATGTGGGCCGCTATCAATACAACCGCAGCCCGACGCGCAGAAGCCTTCTTGAAAACACTGAACCTATGGACACCATGAAAAACGAAACTGAAATCTGGAAGTCACGCGCTTTGGCCCACGAAGAGAACTACCTGCAAATGCTCAAGCGAGTTGGCTCTTTGACCGAGCAGCGGGACAGGCTGGCGGAGGCTTTGCGGAAACTAGCTGACTGCGACTGGGTTATCACCCCACACGATAGGATGGATGCGGTGCGTGAAATAGCTCGTAAAGCCCTCCAATCCCTAACCCCGAACGAAAAACAATGAACACACCACACGACCACGACCACAATGATATGACACCGCTAGACCACGCGCTAGCACACAACAAGCAGCTAACCCAGCAACTTGAAGAAGTAACCAAGGAAAGAAACCTTTGGAAAGCCGAGACTAAACGCTGGCGCGATATGTATATTGAGTATGACGAAATGCTTGAGGGAGACCTTGAGAAAGCCAAGAAGCGCATCGTGAACGTCATCTCTAAAATCAAATCTCTGGAGAAACAAATGAACGACGAAAAATACTAAATCATGAAGCCTAATTATTATCAAATCATCAAGGAATGCGTTGAGACAGGAACGCGCCACGGAGTATCCCGAGCGCACAAGCACACGGACGATCCACCGTATGACGTTATTGAAACCTGCGTCGAGGATGCTATCATGCTTGAACTAACCAACAAATTCAACTTTGCCGCTAGCGAGGACCAACTTAATTACCAAAAATTATGAAAAAGAGTGTAATCGAAAAACTGGAATCATGGCTGCTGCGAGGATATGGAATCACTCAGCTTCAAGCCCTTGAGAAATGGGGATGCATGAGGTTGTCTGCACGGATCAATGAGCTTCGCAAGATTGGCGTCCC